CAATCACGTTGTATCTTACGGCGAACGCGGTAGGTCTGTACTGCAGGTTCGTTCAACTGCTGGGCCAATGCCTCGGCCGCACCGTAAACGTCCTTCACTAAAGGAATCCACCCATATTGCAACTCTAACCAGGCTCGTGCGGCAGTAACCTTGTCGGGTTCATCACCCTTCTTGGAACGGCGAATGATGTCGCGCACCCTTACGGGGGAGACACCGAGCGCCTTTGCCACGCCGGGCACGTCCATTTTACGAAAGCTCCTATAGGCGTTTAAAAGCCTAGTCGCGGTCTGACCTAACATCTGGAGTGCTTGGTGACCTTCACCGAGGAACACTCCCATATCAAAGTCAGAACCGACGATCTTTTCGCGGAGCTTGCCTTGCAAGGCGATCGTATCGTTGCTACCCCACATGCTCGCAAGCAATGAATTGAAGCCCTCACCGTAAGTGGCCCGGAACCTTGATGCCCCGCCCCCAATAGGGGCGTGAGGCGGAAAGGAATCCAGGATAACCCACTGCGCGATGTTGGCATCCGTCCAGAACTCGAGAGCCATGGTGTAAGGGTGGTCAACCAAGGTCGTCCTACGCTTGTTACGGCGTTCCTCCCAATACTTAAGGTAGGTCATCTTCGGCCTTCCGGCCTCAGTAGATGAACCGTCCTCAACTCGCTTCCAAACCCATTGAAAAAGGTTCGAGGGCGGAGTCGAAGGATAATTCGTCCCTGACCATGTCTTAGTGTACCGGGAAAAGGGGACCCGATTGAGATCTATAGACCCTGTCGTCATGAAGGGCTCCGGTCATTCTCCGAGAGGAGAGGACCGATCCCCGTTAGGGGATGAAAGGGCTTCCTCCGGTAGAACAGGTTTTGCAGGACAAGACTGATGACGCTCGAACTTCAGGCGAGTAGCTAACTCGGATCTGAGGCTAGAGACTAGGACCTGAGAAAAATGGCGTTCTACGAGAAGTGCCGTCAAAAGCACCACCGTTAAGAATACCGTTCCCACAGCCAAACTCAATAGATTACCCATTGATTAGGCCCTCCATGCGACGTATCTCCTCGAGCAGCCTGGTTTGACCCAGGATGATATCGGATTGAGGTAAGTCCACGCGAGGAATCAGGCCCATGTTCATCTTCCGATTTGCCAAAGACGTAAGGTTTTCAAGCCTTAGTCTCAATGCAGCGGTTGACCCATCAGTACGTTCCGTCCGCTCGCCAGCATACCAGAGATTCTGGGATACGTAGAGCTCGCTCAACCGCCGATTTACGGCGGTCCGTTCGAGCTGCAACGCATATATGCGCGCAGCGAAAGGACTCTTTTCCTTCATTACCTGTCTCCTACCGAG